ATGGCAGGTTTAGGCCGTAAAGTATTTACCGCAGGTGAGGTTCTAACCGCTGCGAATGTTCAGGATTACCTACAAGACCAAGCAGTCATGGTCTTTTCGGGAACTGCCGCTAGAGGCTCGGCCCTTGGCACTTCCGTCATCGGCGAGGGAATGGTCACATACCAGACCGACTCAAACACCATAACTGTTTATGACGGCTCAGTATGGCAACAGGTTTACCCTGCATCGGTGACCTCAATCGCAGGCTCACAGGTTGCTTTCGGCGGAACTACAACCACAACCTCCATGACTGCGACTTCCGCACTCGACAACGGAACAATCTTCGTCAACGGAACTTCGGCTGTGACGATTACAGTCCCCGATGTTTTAACAACTTGGGATACCCTGACCATCTGGCGTAACGCTGGCGGAACTGTAACCATCGCCGCAGGAACAGGCGTGACCGACTGGGCTGGTGCAGGAACAGCAGGAACAGCCGTCACCTTCAAGATTGACCAGACCTACAATGCCGCAACTGTTCAAAAGGTTGCAGCTAACACCTACCGAGTAGTTGGAAAGATAACTGCATAATGCCTATTCCTTTAGGAGTTCTTGCTGTTGCGGGAGCAGGAGGCGGTGGCGGCGGTGCTGCCTATGAGCTGTTGGAAACGCAAGTGCTTACTGGGGTAAATACTGTCACCTTTTCTAACCTGAATTCATCTTATGGCTCTACTTACCAGCACCTACAACTAAGAATGGTTGTTCAATCCACAAGAGCATCTTCCCTCGACGGCGTTATTGTCACTTTCAATGGGGATACTGCAAGTAACTATTCCTATCACTTTTTACAGGGAGGAAACCCATCTTCTGTCACTTCGAGTGCAGCTGCAAATGCGTCAAAAATTTTTGGTGGCTACATCCCTGGAACGACTAACGCAACCAGCTGGTCTCCAGTAATAATGGACATACTTGACCCATTTGAGACCACAAAAAATAAAACAACCCGCTCATTGTGTGGTCAGATAGACGCAAACTGGCAGCTTGTAACCTTCACCTCTGGCTCATGGAGAAATACTGCTGCACTTACATCCATTACTGTAGCTCCTGATGTTGGAACCGCATTTTCAATCGGCTCCCGCTTCTCAATTTATGGAATGAGGTCTACCTGATGCCTACTGCTACTTATATTGCTTTGCAGAACATAACTCTTTCCAGCAATCAAACAGAGGTTACTTTTTCTTCTATTCCTGCGACCTACCGAGACTTAGTCCTTATCTATAACGGAACAAACTCTAACTCGGCAGCAGGTATGGAAATCTACCTAAACAACGACACAGGCAATCGGTCTTGGGCTTGGATGATTGCTGATACTGGAGGCTATTCTTCTGGAACATCTAGTGTTTTCAACTTTTTTGGAACAACAGACAGAACAGCTTCGATTCTAAATATTATGGATTACTCGGCAACAGATAAGCACAAGACGCTTTTGTGGCGTGACAATGTTGACGGAGCAGTAAGAGCAAACGCTGGAAGGTGGGCAAGCACCGCTGCGGTTACTTCGGTTAAGATTGCTAGAACTGCTGGACAAACAATTCAAACAGGTTCAACCTTTGCCCTTTACGGAATAGTGAGCTAGACATGAGTGCTTGGACAGTTATTCAACATATAGAAGCACCTTCGGGTCAGGCAAACATAACCTTTTCTTCTATTCCCTCAACCTATACGGACTTGCTTTTAGTCGTATCTGCTAGGTCGGTGAATGCATCTACTGATGATGCTTTATTGTTTGATTTAAACGGCTCAACATCTAATAAAAGCATAATGATATTGAGAGGAAACGGCAGCACAGTTACATCAGGAGCTGGAAGTTATTTTGCAATGGGCTATGTTTCAGCAGCTAATGCTACAAGCAACACCTTTGGAAATGCGGTTTTATATATCCCGAACTATGCCAATAGCTCTAACAAAATTATGTCTGCTGATGGAGTATTTGAAAATAACGCAACAACAGCACTTCAACAAATCCAAGCATTGCTCTGGTCAAATACAGCAGCTATAAATGAAATCAAATTGCGGTTAGATTCAACAAGTAACTTTGCTCAATACAGCTCCGCAACCCTCTATGGCATTACCAAGGGTTCAAGCGGTGGAGTTACAGTTAGTTAAAAGACAGGTAGAATAAAAACATGACAGATAGACCGACCCGCTTAGTCGTTGATTGTAGTTTGCCCGAAGGTCACCCTGACAAGGTGCAGATTATCCCCCTAACCGATGCTGAGATTTTAGAAAGAGAGCAACAGGCTGCTCAGGCTGCTATCGAGCAAGCTGAGCGTGAAGCCGAAGCTCAAAGAATTGCTGACCTAAGAGCATCCGCAAAAGCTAAACTGATTGCTGGCGAACCGATGACGGAAGAAGAAGCTGACGCACTTCTAGGGTAAGCTTGTAGTCATGTGCAAACATGACAACTGCAACCGCAAACACTATGCTCGTGGATTTTGCAAGATGCATTACACAAGGCAGCGGACAGCAGAAAAGATAGCAAAAGGCGAAATTAGCCCAACAAGACAAATGTGGTTTGGGGCTTTGTGTCTTTTCGATAATTGCGATAAGCCAATTCATGCAAGGGGCTATTGCAATCTTCATTACACTCGGTTATCCAAAAATGGCAGCCCAGACTTAGTCAAAAGAGTTGCTAAATACAATGGCAATTGCAAGGCTGTTTTTCCTGACGGCATTCAATGTTCCCTAAAGGCTTATTGCAAGGAATACTGCAAACGACATTATCAACAATGGAAAAGATGGGGCGACCCTTTTGCCAATAAACAGAAAACACTTGGCCCTAAAAGCTATGTGTCTGTCTTTATGCCCCATCATCCGAATGCCAATAAAGAAGGCAAGATATTTGAACATCGGTTAGTTATGAGTCAGCACCTTGGAAGACCACTCTATAAAGATGAAAATGTGCATCACATAAATGGGGATAGGCACGACAATAGGATTGAGAACCTAGAGCTTTGGTCATCTGCTCAACCAGCAGGTCAAAGAGTTGAGGACAAGCTGAACTGGGCAATAATGATTCTTAGGCGGTATGCCTACAGTCAAGAAACCGCTGACACAAGTCAGGTAAAATAATTCCATGCCAGAAGAAATATCTAGCGGTTCAGTCCGCATTACCCAAGCTCAAATCTATGAGAAGCTTTTAGAGGTTCAGGCAATCCAGATTGAGATTGTTTCAGACCTAAAGAACCTAAAAGACTTGCCATCACGCATGAATCGAGTAGAGCAGAAACTCGCTCGCATGGAGTGGATTGAGAAGCTGGTCTTTACAGCACTTGGTTCGGGTATCACAGGATTCATCGCAGCACTCTGGGCTTTGATTAGATGAGACACCCCTTCTCTAAGAAGCTCATAACCTCACGCTTTGGCACAACGGCGAGGAGACTCACCGCACACAGGGGTCTTGACTACGCACCGAAAGAGGGCAAGGCGATTCCTGCGGTTGCAGCGGGAACAGTTCAAGCGGTCAAGTGGTCTTCAATACTTGGTCATGTTCTAGTGCAGTCTGCTTGGGATGAGATTAACGGCAGAACTGTTTTCATCGGCTACTGCCACCTTCAGGAAAAGCCAACTCTAAAAGTTGGTGACAGGGTAAAAGAAGGTCAGACAATTGGCAAGGTTGGTAATACTGGTTCTGCATCTAAAGGCGCACACTTACACCTGACCATCGGGCCTAGAGTCACATCGGTAACCTTTGGAGTTGTTTTTGACCCTGAAACTTTCATCGATGAGCGACTAAGTGCCTAGCTGGAAACACCGCAGAAGGCTTATCTATTTATCCTTTGCCCTGTCTGCATTCATGATTCTGTTTGGGGCGATTACTTATGAGGCAGATTCATCAGTCAGCCGAGAACTAATCATCGGCGGAGTGGCTTTGATTTCTATCATCCTGACCGCTTATACTGCTTTTGCTACTTACGAAGATGTAAAAACTAGAAAGGCACATGATGAAGATATTTAGTTTAGAGTTCTGGAGCTATGCAGGGGAAAGAGCAATCAAGACAGTTGCTCAGTCTGCAATCGCTGTTCTAGGCACAGGTTCAATCGGGCTGTTCGCTATTGACTGGGTTTCGCTTGCATCGGTTTCACTCGGCGCAGGGCTTCTGTCAATCCTGACCTCAGTTGCCTTCAAGAAGGACTAACGCTCAGAGGGTAGAGTAGCTGCCCAAATCCCATACTTCTGACCTGACTCAACCGCATACCTAAAGCACTCGGCCTTGACAGGGCATGTGTCGCAGAGTCTCTTGGCGATTACTATTGACAGCCTTCGGCGAGTCTCGTCTCGAATTTCTTCGGGATAGAAAAGCTCAGGGAAGTCTTCGCATGGCACACCGCCAGCGGCATGAATAGCCTTTAGCAAGCGGTAATGCTTTTGGTCGAAATGTCCCATTGCCCTAGCCTAATTTGAAAATGTCAGACGCAGGGTAGAAACTATGACCATGTTCAAAACACACGCACCTGAGAAGTTCAACAACGCAACCCTACTCGGAGTCTTTGAAGCTGGTTCTGACGAGTGGCACAACGCTCGCAAGGATTCAATCGGAGGCTCGGAGATTTCAACCATCATGGGACTAAATCCCTTTGAGTCTGCTTACGCACTATGGGCGAAGAAGACAGGCAAGATACCCTCACAGATTGAGGAGAACTGGGCAATCAGATTCGGCAAGGCGTTCGAGTTGCCAATCCTTCAGCTTTGGTCAGAGGAACATCCTGAGTATGAGGTCTTCCTGACTGGCACTTACCAAGATGCGCTTATTCCATTTCGACACGCCAACCCCGATGCGCTAGCTCGACACAAAGAGACAGGCGAGTGGATTGTCATTGAGGTCAAGACAGGCCGACAGACTTGGGAGGAGTTGCCTGCTGGTTATTATTTGCAAGTTCAGCACTACCTAGACATTCTCGGACTGAAGAAGGCCGCTTTGGTTGCAGTCGCAGGAATGACTTGGCATGACTACTGGATTGAGCGTGATGATTTTGAGATTGACATTGCTCGTCAGAAGGCGATTGACTTTCAGGCTTGTATGTTCGCAGACCAACGACCTGAGTGGGATGGCTCGGAGTCAACTTATGAAGCTGTCCGTTACCAGCACCCGCTGATTGACGAGACAGAAGTTGAGATTGACTCGCTGCACTACCTTGCAAACGCACAGGCTAGATACGATGAGGCTGCGGAAGAGTTGCGCCTAATCAAGTCACAGGTTCTCGATGCAATGGGTCGAGCCAAACACGCCTACATGGAAGTTGACGGACAGAAAGTTCGCATAGCATCGAGGCAGGCAAAGGGAGAAGGTCTCCCCTATCTAGTAGTCAAGAAGGGAAAGAAATAATGGCTAGGTTTGATTTGTCACA